AGATCTTAAGGAAAAAGGTGTTATCTTTAATATAATGAATGAAGATGAAGCAAAAAAATTTCTTCGTTATAATAATTATTATTTTAAGCTAAAATCATATGCGAGTAATTATCCAGTAAATCCTAAAAATAATAAATATGTAAACCTGGAATTTGCTTATCTAGTGGAGTTGTCAAAAATTGATATGTATTTTAGAAAAATAATTTTAGGGATGTGTCTTGACGTGGAACATGTGCTAAAGACGAGGATGCTATATGATATTAGTCGCAATGAAAAAGAAGATGGGTATAATATAGTTCAGAAGTATTTTTTTGCATATCCCACTACGAAAATGGAAATAATACAAAAGGCAAATTCATATAATTTTACATCAAATTTGGCAGATAAACATGCAGTTGATGAGGAGTATCCGGTATGGAATTTGGTTGAACTGTTATCTTTTGGTAAATTTGTGGAATTATATACTCTATACTATCAAGAATATAATTCTCCAAACTATAGTGCCTATCTTCAATCTATAAAGTTTTTAAGAAATGCAGCGGCTCATAGTAATTGCTTACTTAGTTCTATTATGAAGCCTAAGGGTGAGAAAAAATTTAGAAAGACCAATCAATTGACAAATGCATTGGCAAAAGCAAAAAAAGAAATAAGTGAGCATGCTCGTGTTAAATATATGTCTTATCCAGTATTTCATGATTTTGTTGCTCTTCTTTTTGTGTATAATGATCTTTTAAAGGAGGCAGCAAATAGAAATATGCGAAATAGGACTATGAATGAGTTGGTTCATTTTTTTTGTGAAGAAAATGGAAGAGTCTTAAAACATAGAGATTATTTTACCAAAAATCAAGTCATAACCGAAGCATATAAATTTATTTCTAGCGTAATACAATATATACAGAAGCAAAATAATAATCCTAAACATAAAAGGTTTTTAAAAATTTGATAGTAAAAGTTGTTGACATTAGCAAGAAAATTGAGTAGTATATATTTGTGGAACAAAAACCTTCGAGGTTTTTATCAGAAGTGGTGCTTGCACCAAGTCTGGATTTGAATAAAATGTCCATTATAATGTACAGGATATGCTGTATATTGTAATGGACTTTTTGCTATTAATTTTTGGAATTATGTAATAGGCAAATAACTGTATATATTATCTTATTAGCATTGGTTAATAATCGGTGCTATTTTTCGTCCCCGGAGCAATTCTGGGATTTTTTTATGCGCATTTTTAGGAGGCGATGACACATGGCAGGCCGGATCAAGGGGATTACGGTGGAGATCGGCGGCGATACCAGCGGGCTGGAAAAGTCGCTGAGTGCAGTAAACAATTCTATAAAGAAGACCCAGAGCCAGCTTCGGGATGTGAATAACCTTTTGAAACTGGATCCATCGAATACCATTCTTCTGGCGCAGAAGCAGGAGCTTCTGCAGTCGGCCATCGGGGATACGGAAAAGAAGCTGGAAGCCCTGGAGCAGGCTCAGGAAGATGTGGCGAAAGCCTTTGAGCGGGGCGATCTGGGGAAAGACCAGTACATGGCTTTCCAGCGGGAGGTTGAGGAGACCAGAGGTACGCTGAACCGGTATAAGGCGGATCTGTCTGGTCTGCAGTCAGAGCAGGAGCGGCTGGCTTCTAATACGGAACGTCTGAATAAGCTGTTTGCGGCGACTGGATCCAGTGTGGATGATTACGCGGACGTGCTGGGGAGCCGTTTGGTGACGGCGATCCGGAACGGGACGGCTTCTTCTGACCAGCTGAAAACCGCTGTGGAGAAGATCGGGAAAGCGGTCACCGGCGGGAAGGCGGATATCAAGCAGCTGACCGCCGCCCTGGACACGGTGGATGACGGGCAGGCCGTGCGGAACCTGATTGAAGACCTGAACGGCGTGGGAGATGCCGCCCGGGATGCCGCGGATGACATTGGGGAGATTGCCCAGGCGACCAAAGGCGCCGCCCTGATGGAAGTTGCCGACCAGTTATCTGTGGTCGGGGATAAGATCCAGGATGTGGGCGATAAAGCGGTATCCGCTTATGCGGAGACAGAGACTGCTGTCTCTAAGGTGAACGCTTACTTCGGGGAAACCGGGGAGGCGGCGGAAGCCAGCGCGGAGATTGTGAAAAATGTGTATGGATCCGGTGTGGGCCAGAGCATGGATGCGGTGGCGGAAGCGGTCATCATAGTCAAGAAGAATCTGGGGGATCTGGGAGATACCGACCTAACCAACCTGACGAAACAGGCGCTGACGCTGGAAGAACTGTACGGGATTGACATGAATGAGACCCTCCGGGGTGTCAACTCTCTGATGAAGCAGTACGGCATGACGGCCCAGGAGGCCATGGATTATATTGTCCGGGGTACCCAGAACGGCCTGGATAAGACCAATGAACTGGGGGATAACCTGTCCGAGTATGCCGGGAAATTTGAGCAGGCGGGGTATTCCGCTTCGGAGTATTTCCAGCTTCTGCAGAACGGTCTGCAGGGCGGGGCGTATAACCTGGATAAGGTTAATGATGCCATCAACGAGGTGACCACCCGTCTGGCGGACGGAACTATCGGGGATGCTATTGACCTGTATTCCCAGAAAACCCAGTCCCTGTTCCTGGCATGGCAGAATGGAGAGGCTACCCAGAAGCAGGTGATCGATTCCATTGTGGCGGATATCGCAAACTGCACCAACGAGCAGCAGGCCCTGAATATGGCGGCGGAAGCCTTTGGCACCATGGCCGAGGACGGGAACCTGAAATTCATTACTTCCCTGACTTCCGTGGGAGAGACTTATGACAGCGTAGCCGGATCTGCGGAAAATCTGTTCAGCCAGATCCAGACACCGATGCAGGAGATGGAGGCGAATACCCGGAAGCTTCAGCAGGCGCTGGTTCCCCTTGGGGAAAAGATCGTGGAGTTGGCCAATGTGGTTCTGCCGCCTCTGGTGGCCATTATTACGGCAGTGAGCGAGGTATTCGGGA